CCCACCAGACACTTCCGAGGAGGAAATCAACGTGTCAGAAGCAATCCAGGCCGAGGCCCCCGAGGCACCGGCAACCCACCCCGTCAGCCCGCTCGTCTACGCGACAGCCCGCAAAGAAGTTCCGCTGCCGACGGCAGTCGAGTACCTTTCGGCGGCCATCGCAGGCGGCTCGGCATGGCACCAGATGCGCGAAGCCATCAAGGCCGCAGCGCCCGACGTCATCACCACCGACACCCCCGGCATCTTGCCGACGCCGATCGTCGGCCCGGTGTACAACAACTTCGTGGGCCGTCGCCCCGTCGTTGACGCGATCGGTGTCAAGGCAATGCCTGGTGGCGGCAAGGTGTTCATCCGTCCCGAAGTCACCACGCACACGTCGATGGCTGTTCAGTCCGCTGAGAACGCGGCGCTCCAGTCCGGCACCTTCGTGGTGTTCAACAACCAGGTGACCAAGGCCGCCTACGGTGGCTACGTCACGATCTCCGAGCAGGATCTCGACTGGACTGACCCGAACGTGCTGTCGCTCATCCTTGACGACATGGGTCGCATCTACGCGAACACGACCGACAACGTCGCAGCCGACAACCTCGCGTCTGGCGCAACGACCACGTCGAACTTCGCCTCTGCTTCGGTCGGTGACCCGGCAACGTGGGCGTCGTGGATTGCAGGAGCCGCAGCCACCATCCTGTCGGCATCCAACGGCAACCTGCCGACCCACCTGTTCCTCGCACCCGGCGTCTGGCAGGATCTGCTCGGCCTCAGCGACACCGCTGACCGCCCGCTGTTCCCGCAGATCGGCCCGATGAACGCCTTCGGACAGTTGACCCCCGGCTCGACCTCGGGCAACGCCTTCGGCCTCCAGGTCGTCGTTGACCGCAACTTCGCCTCGGGCACCCTCATCGTGGGCGACGCCTCCGGCTACGAAATCTTCGAGCAGCAGAAGGGCGCAATCTCGATCGACAACCCGTCGACGATCTCGCGCACCATCGCATGGCGCGGCTACTTCGCCACGCTCATGATTGACTCGTCGAAGTTCGTCAAGGCCGCGTTCGTCTGATCCGCTGACCGTCTCACTTAGGAGCTCTGCACAATGGCCGTTTTCACCGTCACCCACACCCAACGGGTAGACGGCTACGCCATTGTGCAGACCCTAGAGACGACAGAAATTGGGATCGGCCAGTCCATCACCGTCGCAGGCACCACCGGCTTCAACGGCACCTTCACCGTGCTCGCTGTCCCGGTGTACTACTTCGAAGGCATCGACACCGAAGGCGACTTTGTCTACGACACCGACATCGTCATCACCAACCAGCTGCTGGTCGCTTCGGCAGGCAGCGACGTCGCCCGCGACTCAATGTCAGGCACCGTCACCTGGACAGAAACGTGCACATGGATCGTCGCAGCAGACGTTCTGTCGTGGCTCGGTATTTCCGTGGCTACCGCCAACGACACAACCTTCGTTGGGGTATGCACGGATGCCGCCAACGCTTGGGCCTACAAGGCACGGAAGATGGCTGGCTATCAAGGCGAGTCCCTCTCCACCGTGCCAAGTAGCGCCGTCAAGCTCGGAGTCACCATGCTCGCCGCGAGCTATTACCGCGAGCGTGGCAGCGTTGACTCTTTTGCGTCTTTTCAGGACATGGCGATCACCGCACCGACCGGCACGATGGGCCAGATCATGCGTCTGCTCGGCATACGCCGCAGCCAGGTGGCCTGATGGCAGCGACAGGCATTTTCGCCGAGTCCCGCACAGCTGTCGTCAACGCGCTCACCGCGCTCGGTTTGGCAGCTGTCACAGACCCGCGAAACGCCCGACCGATGACCGTCCTGGTCAACCCGCCGACGTTTGACAGCTTCACCTACAACGTCGGAGACATCCGTTTCGATCTGCTGATCCTCGCCGCGCCACCCGGCAACCAAGACGCCGAGGACTATCTGATCACGACCGCCGACACCATCATGGCGTCGACAACCCTGGCCGTCACCGGCGGCCGCCCCGCCACCGTCACCGTTGGCGACCAAGTAATACCCGCCTACAACCTGACAGTCGCAATCGCGGCAAGGAGAAACTAACAATGGCAACACTCACGTTCCTGGGGAATGCGACTGTGAACCTGACCGTCGGCGTCACGACCTACGACCTGTCAGACCAATGCAGCGCCTGCACCATCACCACCGGCTACGACGCCCTCGAGTCGACCGCGTTCGGCGACACCGGGCACAAGTTCACCAAAGGCTTGCAGTCCGTCGAAGTCAGCCTCACGCTGTTCAACAGCTACGGCGCAAACGAAGTCGAGGCGGCCCTGTACGACGCCGTCAACACCGGCAGCGCCACCCTGGTGATCAGCCCGTCGGGCACAACCGAGTCGTCAACGAACCCCGAGTACACGATCACCGGCTGCTTCCTCGAGTCGTTCACCCCGATCAACTCGACCGTCGGCGAACTCTCCACCCAGGAAGTCACCTTCACCGGCGGCACCTGGGCCCGCGACATCACCTGATCTAACCCTCCAACCGTGCTAGGAGAACTATGAAAATCCAAATCAGCGTCGACACCGGCGAAGGAGCCAAGGTTGTCACCACGAACCTGTTCAACGTCGTCACCTGGGAACGCAAATTCAAGCGTCGCGCCGGTGACCTCGCAGCAGGCATCGGTGCCGAAGATCTCGCCTTCCTCGCCTACGAAGCCAGCAAAACGGCAGGGATCACAGTCCCGCTTGTGTTTGACGACTACCTCAAAAAGATCGTCACACTTGACGTTGTGGCGGGCGATGACCCAAACCCTTCCCAAGTGGCACCTGGAGCCGAGGCCTAGCCGAGCTTCTAGTCGCCACCGGGTACTGGCCGCCAGAGATCGAGTTCACCGCTCGAGATCTGGCCACAGCCATCGAGATCATTAACAAGCAGCGCAAAGGAGGCCACAAGTGACAGCACAATCAAGCATTGAAGTCGCTGGCCTCAAAGACGCGCTCCGCACGTTAAACGAACTGGACAAGCCGCTCCGTCGACGCATCACCGGCGACTACAAAGAAATCGTTCAACCGATCCTTACAGACGCCAAGCAGCTCACGCCCACCAAAGCGCCCCTGTCAGGTTTTAACCGCAACTGGACGCCCCGCGGATCCTCTGAGCCCGTTCTGCCTTACGGTGGCGGTGGCGGCAGCCGCCAGCCTCGCAAACCCAGCAAGCGGGAAATGAACTTCCCCGGCGGCCGTCGACAAATGGTGCAATGGATGAAATGGCAAGCCGACCAAAAGGCTTACATTTCGGGCAAAAAGCCGCGCACCTACGGCAACTACACGCGCAATCTGGCCGCGTTTGGCGTCCGCTGGCAAGGCCCGACCGCTGTCCTGTTTGACACTTCTGGCCAAGCCTCAACTCCGCAGGGCGCTCGCATGATCGCCGCGCTCAACTCGCGTTTTGGCAACCCGTCCCGCGTCATGTGGCGGGCCTATCAAAAAGCCGACAGTCAGGTGCAACGCGAACTGGAAAACCTGGTCAAGCAGATTATGCGCGACGCCGAGCAGGCAATCAAAAACAATCGGAGCTTGCGCTAAATGTCAATCCAAATCCCCATCATCACCGAGTTCGACGGCAAAGGCATTAGCAAAGCCGTACAAGAGTTTAAGCAGCTTGAAACTGCCGGTGAAAAAGCCCAGTTTGCGATCAAGAAAGCCGCAATACCAGCAGCGGCCGCGCTTGGCGGCCTAGCGATCGCTGGTGCCGCCGCGGCCAAAGCGGCGATGGAAGATCAGAAGTCGAGCGCCGAATTGGCGCGTCAGCTCAAGATCTCGACCCGCGCAACCGACGCCCAGGTCAACGCGACCGAGGACATGATCTCCTCGATGACGTTGGCCACCGGCGTCGCCGACACCGACCTCCGCAACGCCCTCTCTGTGCTCGCCCGCGGCATGGGCGAAACAGGCCTCGCCACCGAAAACCTGAAACTGGCGATGGACATCTCGGCGGCTACCGGGAAAGACCTGACAAGCGTTTCAGAGGCCCTTGCAAAGGCCTACAACGGCCAAACGACCGCCCTCGCCAAACTAGACCCATCCCTGAAGGGGCTGGTGAAGGAAGGCGCGTCGTTCCAAGAGCTCGGCAAAATCATGGAGGAGACATTCGGTGGCGCGGCGACCGCGGCAGCTGAAACAGCCGAAGGCCGCTTCAAGCGGATGCAGACCGCGATTGGCGAGGCCCAAGAGTCAATCGGCGCGGCCCTGATCCCGATCATCGAGAAACTGCTGCCCTACCTCGAGGATCTCGCCAAGTTTGTCTCAGAGAACACCGATCTGATTGTGGCGTTGGGCGTCGGGTTCGGCGCAATTTCCGCAGCTGTGCTGATCGCAAACGCGGCCATGAAAGCCTGGACAGTCATCCAGACCGCGGCCACAGTCGCCCAAAAAGCGTTCAACCTCGCCATGTCAGCCAACCCGATCGTGTTGGCGACCGCCGCCATCGTCGCCATCGGCGCAGCTGTCGTTCTCGCCTACAAGAAATTTGAGCCGTTCCGCGACATTGTTGACAGCATTGGCAAAGCCCTCAAGGCCGCGTTCACCGGCACCGTTGACGCCATCAAAACAGCCGTCAACGCCTACCTGTCGGTCTACAAAACGATGTTCAACACCATCGCCAAAGCGTGGAACAACACCATCGGCAAACTGTCGTTCAAAATCCCTTCGTGGGTGCCGGGGCTCGGCGGCAAAGGCTTCGATGTACCCAACATCCCAGAGCTCGCCAACGGCGGCCTAGTCATGCAGCCCACGCTCGCCCTTGTGGGCGAGGCAGGCCCAGAGGCTGTTGTGCCGCTTGACCGTATGGGCCAGATGGGCGGCAACGTAACGATCAACGTCAACGGCGGCGACCCCAACGCAGTCGTCGACGCGCTCCGCCGCTACATGAGGATCAACGGAGCCGTCCCGATCACCATCGCGTCATGACCAGCGCCTACATCTACATCAAAGACACGCTCGGCACCTGGCAAGCCCAGAACAACGTGCAAACAATCAGCATCGACCGCACCCGCCCATTTCTCACCGACCCGTTTTCGGCGGCCCGCATGACCTACACCGGGCGCATCTCAACCAGCTCGCCCGACTTGGTACTAATGGGCAATGAGATCTATTCCAAGATCAACAACATCACCACGTTCGTGGGCCGCATCACCGACGTACGGATCGACTACGGCTTTGTGCCCGATGAGGACACGATCACCGTCACAGCCGAGTCAAGCATCGCCGAACTGGGCCGCATCACCATCGCCAACGTCAGCCTCAGCTCAACCAGCATTATTGACCAAGTAGACGCAATCGCCACCGCCACCGGCATCGACGTATTCGCAAGCAACACCAGCAGCCTCGTATCGACCCAGACTTACACCGGCAACGCTCTAGAGCTGCTGAATAAGCTGAACACGACGGAATACGGCTTCATCGTTGAGTTTGGCGGCGTCACGACGCCAATTCAGATTGAGCTGATCGGCCGCGACAACTGGCGCGGCAGCACCACGATCTACAGCTTCACCGACGACAACCCCACCGGCTACGCGCAACGCTACGACAAAATTGTGTTCGACTCGGCGGCCGACAACTATTGGACAGCGGCCCGCGTTGAGCCTGAAGGCCTCACCGGGCAACAAGTCATCTCCGGCACAACCCCCGAACGTGTCCTAGTGGTGCAAACCCTTGACCAAAACACCACCCAAGCGCTGAACTACGCCCAATTTCTAAAAGGGCTTTACAACAAGCAGGCGCAGACAATCGCCGAGATCTCGGCCACCGACGTTCAGCAGTCGACGAACTACCTGCAAGAAATCGCCCGATCAACGAACCTAGGCACGCAGTACCAGGTCGAGTTTCGTGGCACGACATACACAGCCATTCTGGTTGGGTTCAAGATCACCGCAACGCCCGAGCAGGTGCGCTACACGTTCCAGCTGTCACCAGCTGACATCAACGACTATTTGACACTCAACGACACGATCTTTGGCAAACTAGATAACAACCGACTGGGGTTCTAATGGCAGTAAAAACATTTACAACCGGCGAAGTACTCACCGCAGCCGACACAAACACATACCTAAACAACGGCGGCCTCGTCTACATTTCCGAGGCTAACCCAAGCGCGGCCGCGTCAGCGTCGATCAACTCGTGTTTTACCGCAACGTATAACGCCTATCGCATTGTGTGGATTCCGACGGCTTACAGCGCAACCGGCCAGGCGCAAACGGTGTTGCGGATGCGTGTCAGCGGGACCGACAACATAAGTTCTAATTATTATCGCGCCA